GCCTCGTAGCGTATTCTGGCAAGAGGTTCATGGTCAGTACCCCACTGCATCGCAGCATTATTGAAACTGTCAGCTACTTGACCAGAAACACGTTCTGCAATGATCTGCATCCTGTACTTCTGTCGGGTAACAGCTTCTCCTGCCTTACCCTTTGCTAATACATCGCTCATCCTAGACGCAGTTACATGGCCTAGCCGTTGTGCAAACCATTCTGGTGTCCCTTGAGCTATCATTTTAGAAAGTACCTCCCAATGACCTTGCCGCTATCGAGCCAGACGTTCTCAGTGTGGATGTTATAGCCCATGCAGCGCAAATCATAAACTCTAGCTGACAGTCTCATACATTGCGCCTCTTTCATTGCGTCCAGAGAAGTTAAGCGCCGCTTCTTCTTGAGTTGCCCTAGTAGCCAAAAGTTCTGTGATGATGGACTCATGCTAATTCTCCTTTGCGTTTGTTTTTAGAGGTAGCTAGACGGATCGTTGCTTCTGGATTGCTCTTAAATGTATCAGCAGCCGGGAAGTAATTAGTCTTTAGCTCTTCTATTGTTTCGCTGCTCTCAATCATTCGTATCGCGACCGTGATCTGCTCTTCTATCGCATCGTCATCTACCTCAACTAATGGCAAATCTTCTCCGGCGTAGATATATAAGCCGATGCCATGCAGTGCAATAGCCTTAGCCAGACATCTCTGCATTGCCGTGTTTACATCCATTGCAGAAGGATTTTTAATTGCCTTGTTTTGGTAGTCTAAGACAGGTAGCTGTGCAGTCATTGTTTTGCCAAACGCTGTGACACTGCAAAAGACCATCATCGTCTCGCCAAACATCTTTGGCTCTCCATACTTCCAATTTGCTGACGGATCATCTTCCAGCAGATAGTGAACAGCCCATGCCCAAGAGAGGTATGTTAATTTTCCTTTCTTCTCAGTATGTTCGTTTACATTGATTTGCCGGAGGTCGCTGTAGAGTAACTTAGTCATATCATATTCCTTTCATATATGGCAAAATGCCAACTACTATTATATATCAACTCAGACAAAATACAATACTATGATAGAACTAAATTTACCTTATCCACCAAGCGTAAATACTTATTGGGGTTTTCGTGGGTCGCGGCGGTTTCTGACTAAGACAGCTAATGACTTTAAGCTAATAGTTAACCTTGCCGCTAAACGAGCTAGGTTTGGTGACGATAAAGTAGGTCTGGAGATACTGCTTCATGCACCAGATAGAAGGCGTAGAGACATAGATAATGTACTCAAGCCGCTTATAGACGCTCTACAGGCTGCTGGCGTGTTTGACGATGACTCTCAGGTAGACCAGTTGATGGTAGCGCGTGGCAGCGTGATTAAAGGCGGTAGTTGCGTAGTACGAATTAGGTCTTTACAAGAGTAAAAATCTGATCTATGCTTCTTACATCGGGATCGCAATCCGATAGCCAAAAGACACGATTAAAAATGCAATCAATCAGTTTTCTGCGTGGTGAAGAAAGGGTTTATATACCTTTGTCTGTCTATGGTCTGTGTTCCTGTCGGGTTGCTCCCGGCCTTCACCACACAGGGAATTGATATGATAGATACAATCAAGCAAATACAGTATCAAGCTGTCACTGAAGTTTATATTTCAGAAAGCGGATGCCTATGTATTTCTCAAGAAAATTTTGAGTTAGGCAAAATGGCAATCCATATCATAGCTAAAAATAACATAGACGATTTTATTAGATTATGTACGGAGGCTCGAAATGCCTTAGCAGAGTCTTTGGACGAGGAGTGCTGATATGGCAAGAATTCGTACTATAAAACCAGAATTTTGGACTGACGAGAAAATTGTAGAGCTAAGTCCATTCTCAAGGTTGCTTTTTATTGGCCTGTGGAATTTTGCAGATGATGAAGGCAGAATGGTTTTTTCGCTTGGCAGAATTAAGATGCAAATCTTTCCCGGAGATAATCTGGACATATCGGAGTTATTCGGAGAGATTCGGGGTAAATTGGTGGAGATTTATACCATTGATAATATAGAGTATTTGCAGATTACTGGATTTTCAAGGCATCAAAAGATAGATAAAAGAATGTCCTCTAAATACCCTGCTCCTCCAATTCCCTCCGATTCCCCCCGATTTACCCCGACTTCCCCCGATTCCCCCCAACGGAATGGAAGGGATCAAGGAATGGAATGTATCAAGGAAAGGAATGGAATGGATCAAGGAGTAACTCCGAGTCTAAAAACTGACTCGGTTAATTTAGTTAACCCAATTGCTTTAGTAAAAGTAATTATTCCTCCCATCCAGATTCCTGACTGGATTCCTGTAGACGCATGGAATGACTTTGTAGACTCTAGGAAGAAACTTAGGAAGCCGCTAACTCAAGGTGCTATAAAACTGGCTATCTCTACTTTGAGCAAGCTAAAGTCTGAAGGCAACGATCCTAAAGAAGTTATTGAGCAATCAATCCTGAGTGGTTACAGTGGTCTGTTTCCCGTCAACAAGGGTAAGCAGTCAAACACAGATCAAAACAGGGCGGTTATAGAAGCATTTAAATTAAAGTTAGATCAACAAGAACAGCAAACACAAGGAGAAACCTATGACCACGAATGAGAAGAAGGAATTTGCTGAATTTATAGCAAGCATATTTGAAATATACAGCGCAAAGATAACGCCAGCTTCAATAATGATCTGGACAAATATGATGAATAATTACCCGTTCAGCGTTATTAAAGACGCGCTTCTACATCACGTTCAGCATTCTACTTTTGCGCCGAAACCTGCCGATATGATTAATTTCGTAAAGAGTAAGGACGGTAGACCTAGTGCAGACGAGGCATGGGCAATGATCCCTAGAAACGAGTCTGTTAGTGCCGTACTCAGTCAGGATATGCTTACAGCTATGGGTGCAGCCCAGCCATTGCTGGACGAAGGCGATCAGGTTGCAGCTAGGATGGCATTTAAGGAGTCTTACAATCGACTTATCACTGAAGCCCGTAATAACTCTATCCCGGTACAGTGGTTTCCTAGTCTTGGCGATGATAAGTATGGTAGAGAGGCTGTTGTTAAAGAGGCTGTAAGACTAGGCCGTATATCTGAAGTACACGCACAGAAGCTACTACCTAACATTACAAATTTTACTGAATTGATGAGGTTGTCATGAACTGGCCTGTAGGCTCACAGTACGCAGATCTGACTGGCAAAGGGTCGTTTGTTGGTATAGCTGATGAGATATTTAAGATTACGACACTTAACCTAAAGAAAAAGCAGTCCGAAAGTATGCAGAGAATTATGCGAACGGTTGAGATGCGTGACTACAAACGAGAGAGTAGAGAGCGTCCTACTAAGCGTATGACAGAAGCCATGAAGTCTATCGTTAAATACATCAAAGCCAATCCCGGTGTAGAACGTGCCGAAATCTTAAAAGTTGTCTTTAACTTTAGCGTCATATCTCCGTCCAGTCTTGGCAGTAATCTTAACTCTCTGATTGCTCAGAAGATAATAACCAGTAACGGTCGCACTACTAAACGTAAGTTTTATGTAATAGAGGCAGAAAATGTCTGACACCATAAACCCATTTAAAGCCCTAGACTTCATACGCGACAATGCAGAAGCCTATGCTCAGGCAAAAGCTAACCTGCTTTACCTGACAGAGTACCGCAAGACTAAAAAAGCGTTACTCATGATCGAGTCAGATGCAAAGACAGAAAGTGCCAAAGAAAGTTACGCCTACGCTCATGATGAATACATCGAACATTTAAAAGCCCTAGCAATGGCCCTACAAGAGTCTGAGAGGCTGCGTTGGCTCATGGTAGGGGCAGAGGCTAAGATAGAGGTGTTTCGTTCACTGGAGGCTTCTGCACGACTAGAGATGAAGTCTACGCAGTGAGCAAGAAAAAAGACTACGCAAAGGTAGCTGAGTTTGGCTGTATCTTGTGCCGACATCGCGGGGTGTATGACACTCCGGCAGAGCTACATCACATTAGGAACGGCGGTAAGCGAGAGAATGCACCAGTTATACCGCTATGCCCAGAGCATCACCGTGGTGCTACAGGAGTGCATAATCTAGGTTCTCGCGGCTTTGTTCGAGTGCATGGCATTAGTGAAGAAGAACTATTAAGCGATCTAATCTTTCTAATAGGATAAATATGAATAATAAGTTTATGAGGCGTTTTAGCTACCACGAATGGCTGATGATCGGCATAGCCGTTACTCCGATAGTCGTGATTCTAGTCATAATTGGGTATCTCATAGGATTGATATTATGAATAACAACAGTGATAACAGAGATGAATTAGCAGCAATGGCAATGGTAGGAATTGTAAGTGGTATAGGAAGGGTTGTTTTTAATAGTACAGACTGCACTATGACTGCAAATTCTGCTTACAGAATAGCTGATGCAATGATAGCTTGCAAAAAGGGTTGGCCTAAGCCGGAGGTTAAATGACTGAGTTACTACTTTGGTTAACCATGACGGTGTACTTTGAAGGTCGGAGTGAGCCTAGTATTTGTCAGCAAAAAATAGCCAGCGTAGCCTTAAATCGCATGGGGCCAGACGGCGATATAAAGAAGGTTATCTTAGCTCCATACCAGTTTAGCTGGGTTCCTGAGAAGATGACTAACGGCGTACTGAAGCCAGAACATAGACCTAACAAAGAATCGGCAGCATGGTTAAAAGCAGAAGATGCTGCTAGAACTGCGCTATACTCTCAAGCTAGCTTTCCAGCAACGCATTTCCACGCTGTAACAGTCAATCCAAAGTGGGGTAGGCCGTTCTATAAGACCTGTGGGAATCACCATTTCTACTTGTAGGAGTCATTATGAAATCACCAGCTTGGACTAGGGCCGAAGGACAGTCAAAATCTGGAGGGCTAAACGCCAAAGGTAGGGCATCATATAACGCTGCTAACCCAGATAAGCCCGGTCTAAAACCACCACAGCCACAAGGTGGAGCTAGAAAAAGATCATTCTGCGCTAGGATGGGTGGAGTTGATGGCCCAATGACAGATGAGCAGGGTGATCCTACTCGTCTAGCCCTAGCACTAAGAAAGTGGAAGTGCTAACGATTAAGTCGGCTAGGGAGACATCCTGAAAATGTCTTGCGTGGTCGCGGTCGGGAAACCCGTTTGATCCTCGATAGATAACCGCCTGACTTATTATGACAACACGCTTTTGTATGCAGTGCCAGAAGTCTATTTATGTTCCTGACGGAGATGTTAGCGAATGGAAGCCTGTCTACAACAAGCTGGGAAAAGTGACTAGACGAGTCTGCCCTGCGTGTGCTGCTGG